CTTTGTTATTAGATTATGAAAAAGTAAAGAAATGATTACAATTATTTTAGGTACAGCTCATTAGAAAAGCATCTAGGGTAAAAGTTCTCCTGATGGAAAGTTTAAAGAATATAAATATTCTAGAGAAATATGCAAGGCTGTATGTGATATTCTACAAAGTATGGGTTATAGAACTATAATTGACATTGAAGATGACGATCTAAAACTATCCCAATCTAGAGAATTATCATTAAGATGTAATATTGTTAATGAATTAGTGAAACAATATAAAGATTGTATATATGTTTCAATACATGTGAATGCAGCTGCTTCTGATGGTAAGTGGCATAATGGAACAGGTTGGGAAGTTTATACATCAAAAGGAAAAACTGAATCAGATAAACTTGCAACCTGTTTATATAATGCAGCAAAGTATAATACTCAGGATAAAAAAATGAGAACTGATTATTCAGATGGAGATCCAGATAAAGAAGCTCATTTATATGTTCTTAAACATACTAATTGTCCTGCTGTATTAACAGAAAACTTCTTTTAGGACAACCAAAAAGATGTAGATTATTTAACTAGTGATGAAGGTTTTCATGCAATAGTTAGACTTCATGTTGAAGGAATATTAAATTATATAGTAATGAAAGATAAATCTTAAATAAAATTTATGTTATATGGAAATGCAATATGATAAAATTAATGGTTCAGTAGGGTTTAGAGAAGCTGACCATTATTATGGAAATTTAAACGATCCTTCTATCAAATATATTTCTGTAACTACCTTAATAGAAAAGTATGGAAAAGAATTTGATAAAGAATTTGTTAGTGCATATAAAGCACTAGAGAAGATAATGGATCCAGCAGACTGGAAAAAAGAAAAAGGTAGTATTTGGAAAAACCATAAAATTCCTGATGATTTTTTAGATGTATATAATATAACTAAAGAAGAGTTAAATAAAGTACAACAAGATATTTTAGATGAATGGGAAACTACTAATAGAGTAGCTTGCGAAAGAGGAACAAAGATTCATGCTCAATTAGAAAATTCTTTTTATAATACAGGAAGTAATATTACTCTAAAGAAATTTGGAATTGGAGGAAAATTTGAATGTAAAAAGAATTATAGTGAATTAGATTTAGATTATGGAGTATATCCAGAATATTTAATTTATTATGATAATAATAAAATAGATTTACATCTTGCTGGACAAATTGATCTTATAGTAAAGAATGGTAATGATATATATATTATAGACCATAAGACTAATAAGAAGATAGATTTAAAAGGATTTTATAATAGTGCAAATCGTTCTACCGATAAAATGAAATATCCTCTTGGACATTTAGATGAATGTAATTTTAATCATTATCAATTACAGTTATCTACTTATGCTTGGATGCTTCAAAAGCGTAATCCAGAATTTGTTATAAAAGATTTAATTCTTAATCATTATGATCATGATGGAAATAATACTTTATATCATTGTTCATATTTAAAAGATGATGTTGAAAAGATGCTTAAGCATTATGCTAAGCAACAAAAACTTGAAAAACAAAAAGCTAAATATGCAAGAATTGAATATTAATGAACGTAGAGCTATCTGTGAAAAATGTCCTATTTATAGTCCAGCTAGAGCTATATGTAATCCTAATTTATATTTAAATCCAGATACTAATGAAGTAAGTACTAGTCCTAAAACAGGATATATTAGAGGATGTGGATGTCACGTTTTAATAAAAATGAGAAATCTACATAATCATTGTATAGCAGGAAAATGGTAATAAAATATAAAGATATTGAAGGAGTTATTTATTATAAAACATTTGATGAATATAATAAATACTTAAAAGAGTTAGAAGCTCTTAAATAGAATGAATCTCTTTACGAAGTTATTGAATATTATTGTTGGTAACTGGAGAAATTTAACTGGTTACACTTCAGATGAACAAAAAAGAAGACTAGATATATGTAATAGATGTGAACACAAAATAAAATATATGGGTTCATATATATGTGATCAATGTGGTTGTATATTAAAATCAAAAGCAAGCGTTGAATCCGAAAAATGTTTAATGAATAAATGGTAATATGGAACATCCAATTTTAAGCGAGAATGAAAAAATAGCTATGAGAGTAGCTGGTGAAAGTACAAGTAGAATAACAACTTTAGATGGTAGAAGTGCTGAAGATATTATAGAAGAAAGAAATGTAAAAAAGTTTAATGAACAAGTAGATAACTTTGCAGAAAAGTTTGAAAAACATTCAACTAATTTAACAGAGTTTGCTGATAAAGTAAATAAGAATGTTGAAAACATTGAAATAATGCCTATTGGTAATTATGTTCTTTGTAAACAATTTGATGAAAATCCTTTCCAAAGAATTGTACGTGATTCTAAGTCTGGACTTATTCTTGATTTAGGTGGAATGAAACCTGAATATAAGAATACAGATAATGGACAAATTGAAGAAGAAGAACAATTTATAAAAGTTGGTGTTATCCAAGAAGTTGGTCCCGAATGTAAATGGTGTCAACCTGGAGATACAATTTTCTACACAAAACCTAGTGCAGTACCTGTTCCTTTCTATAAGCAAGGTCTACAGCTTGTATGTGAAAATAGAGTTCTTGCAGTTGTTAATGAAGGTTTAACTGAAAGATTTAATAAATGTAAATAATTATGGATGAAAAGATTTATTTTGTTCCTGGTTAGAAGGTAACCCTTCGCCAGGACATACCAAATAAACCTATTATGTTGGTACATAGAGTTGAACGCTCTATAATTAGAAATGAAGATAAGAATGCCTTACTTAAAGGAGTAAAGGTAAGATGGTTTACAGATAACGGTTTCTTACAAGAAGCTGTTTTCTCAACAAAAGATTTAATCTTAGTCGACTAACTATGGATACAAAAGGATTACAAAAAGAATTTATTAATTGGTGTAAAAGTAAAAATAAATAGCCTAAGAGTGAAGATGAAACTAAGCAATTATTTGTAGCTTTTATGAAAGAAAAACATCCTGAAGAATATAAACAAGCTATGGAGAATCAACAAAAACAACAAGCAACAAAAGCTCTTCATGGAGCTAAACTAAATTACTTTAAATCTTTAAAACATCAATGTGCTGAAGATGAAGAAGTAGTTTATTATAAGAAAGGTGGTTCTGTAACTTGTGGTTGTAAGAAAAAAGAAGAAGGAGGAGAAGTAAGAAAAGCTGGATTATCTGCTGTTGAAAGATTTAAATCCGTTAAAAAAGCAGGTCTTGGAGACGTTTTAATAAAAATAGCTGATAGTATATCTGGAGGAGGATTTAGAAGAGCAGAAGAAGAAAAAAGAAAAAGAACAATTTCTTCTGTAAAAAAAGGTCCTGGAACTACTAAACAACCTACAATAAATGGAACCAAAAAAATATAGGAAGAAAATAAGAAAAAATTCAAAAATGATTATTCTAGTAAAAGAGTAAAAGATTCAGAAGAAGATTATTTAAAAGGTAAAACAAATGAAGCTGCAGCAGAAAAATGTGGAGGTAAAGTGAAGAAACACCAAGAAGGTTCTGTTATTAATAAATTTAAGAAACATTTTTGGGGAGGAAAATTAGGACTTAAAAAATAATAAGTAAAAAATGTTAATGTAAATATGAATTTAAATGTTTTTGATTATGATTAGGGAACTGGAACAGTAATTCTTAATTCAGCTGATTTAGCTATTATAAAGGAATTTAAAACTCTTATACAAAGAGATAAAGAAAGAGCTGATAGAGAATTTACTTACATATATCTAGCAATTGATTGGAAGTCTCCTTATTCTAATTACTCTGAATAGGAGAGACATGAAGCTGCTCTATAGGATGCAAGTATTACTGAAGAAGAATGGAATGATCCAGACTTTAGAGCTGCTTGTAGAAAATATAGAGCACTTCAAGAATCCAATCGTTATGTTAGATTATTAAAATCAGCAGAGCTGGTTACAGATAAAATTGTTGATTACTTTAACAATGTAGATTTAGAAGAACGAGACGAATAGACTGGTAAGTATGTAAATAAAGTATCAGATATTCAGAAAGCAATGGAAAATGCTGCTAAACAAATCGAAGTTCTAAAACAAATTGAATCTCTTGTTAAGAAAGAACTTACAGAACAATCAGCAATTCGTGCGGGAGCTACTGAAGGATTTGTTCCTGACCTATAATGGAAGAAATAAAAAAGAAACGAGGAAGACCTCGTAAAAACCCTGTTCCAGAAGTTCCAGAAGAAATAAAGTCTATAATAGATGAAGTTCAAGATAAACAATAGTAGCTCCAAGAAGAAATACACGAACTTCAATAGCCTGAAATACAACATAAGGAAGGAGAATGGGATGTTAAGATAGGAGATCCTATTGAATACTTTGATAAAAGGCTTTCTTATGAAATAACAGGATATAGACCTATTACTGAAACTGAAGGATTAGATTTTAATCCTAAATGGTTTACAGAAGCAAGAGATAATAAAGTAGCCACAGGACATTATACATCTTATTATTTTGGTTCAAAAGCTTATAGAGATTTTTGGAACAAAGAATATAAAAGATGTAGAGAAGGTATGACTGTTAATGGTTATACTGTTCCTGGAACATATTATTACTTTCTTAATTACTATCAATTACCTGAAACTAATGTAGAAAAGTCTGGAGGAAGCCGTAAAGATATATTTCCAGAATTTTATTCTGCTCAGTACGAATTCTTTCACTACTTTGAATTATGTAAAACACTAAAAAAAGATTGTGGATTGTTTAAGGCTCGTGGTTGCGGATTCTCAGAAATAAACGCAGCTATATGTAATTAGATTTACAACTGTTTCCCAAATTCAGTTTGTATGCTTACAGCAAATGCTCAAAACTATATTGATAAATCTCTTGATAAAGTATGGGGTGGAATGACATATGCTAATGATCATACTGACGGAGGATTCTTTAAACTTAGACAAGTACTTGATAAATAGATGGCTAAGAAAGCGTCTTATTATAAGATGGTTAATGGTCAGAAAGTTGAAGATGGTTGGGGTTCTTTAATTGAAGCTATTGTTGCTGATAATGATAGAAAGATTAGAGGTGACCGTGTAGACTTATTAATTTATGAAGAGGCTGGTTCTAATCCAGTACTTAGACAATCCTATATTAAAGGTAATGCTCTTGTAGAAATTGGTGGTAACAGATTCGGTATTAGAATGGTCGGAGGTACCGGTGGTGATATAGCAGGATTGGAAGGACTTGAAGATATATTTTTTAATCCTGATGCTTATAATGTATTACCTTTCTTAAATAATTATACCGAAGATGGTGAATGGGTAAAAACAGCTTATTTTATTCCAGCAAATATTGCTTTCTATAGACCTGGATATGTCGATAATAGAGGAGTTTGTAATACTAAAAAAGCTACTGAATACTATGAAGCTGAAAGAGCTAAATTGGAAGCTACTCCAAAAGCTTTAGTGGATTATAAAGCTGAATATTGTCTATATCCTAGTGAAGCGTTTGCTCTTGAAGGTGAAAACATATTTAATAAAGTAAAACTTGTAGAACAAATAGCTGCTATAAAATTTAAAAAAGATTATATACCTAAAATTGAAACAGGGTATATGGAATTTATTTATAGTAATCCTAATCATAAAAGAGAAACAATAACAGGAGTGAGATTTAAGCCTCATCCTAATGGACCTATTCATATATTACAACATCCTCTTTGGGAATTAAGAAATAATGATAGAGAGCCAGGAGAAACTGAAGAAGAATACATGGATAGAAAAGCTTTAGAAGAATAGCCTTCATTTAATAAAATGAATAATCTATATGTTGCAGGTCTTGACGGTATTGACCTTGGATAGCAAGATACTTCGGAGGCTACTAAAAATCCTTCTAAGTTCTGTGCTATGATAAAAAGAAGAGTACATGGAATGAAATCTCCGATGTATGTTGCTTATTACTTAGATAGGCCTCAACGTATCGAAGAAGCGTATGAATAGACATTAGCTTTAATGTATTATTATAATTCAGTTGCTAACTTAGAAGCATCTAAAGTAGGAATACTTGGTTGGGCTAAAAGAGAGAAATGGATGCATTATTTTATGAGAAGACCTAGAATATGTTCTGGTGATCCTAGTAAAAGAAAAAGTGCTACAGCTCCTTATGGTACTACTACTTCTACAGCAATGATAGAACATGGTCTTACTTTAGTTGCTAACTATATAGAAGATTATTATTCTGATATATGGTTCTTAGAATTATTAAATTAGTTCCTAAAATATTCGGATGAAAATAAAGGTAAGTTTGATATGGTTGCTGCTTGCCAAATGGCTGAAATAGCCGACGAAGAATTGTCTGAAGTAGTACCTACTCAACAGAAACCTAAAAAAGAAGAATTTAAAAATGTTGGTTATTATACCGATGAAAGAGGTATAAAACACTGGGGAATAATTCCTAAATAGCAAGAACACTTTGCTAGAGGATAGATAAATACAGGCTATGTTGATGGTTATAATATAACAAGTAATTCAAGGTATAGATGAATGATATGGAAAAAGCCATTTTAGATATGATAGAAAAAAAGTATAAATGTAAATATACTGGACATATTAAAGTGACTAAATTAGGGAAGGGATGGGCTGGATATAAAGTTGTATTAGACTTTGATAATCTAGACAAACCTATAATACAATTATCTGCTGATTTAGAGGCAGAAGATTTTTTAAAATTTGTTGAACAAGAACTCGTCTCTAGACAATTACATAGAGTAAAATTCTTTAGAGGAGTTAAAATTTATCCAGAAGATGAAGAA